ACATACACATACCTTGATTTTGGCGGCGTTGATAATTGCACATTATGTGACACAAATGCTGAGGTTTACGAATACAAACGCAACGATGGTAAAGCGGTATTGATATGCCGTCGATGCCAGATAGCGCATGAATTATGATCCGCGTCGATTTAGATAACGATATGCAGGTAGCTATCACGGCCAAAGGTCTTGAAAGGGCTATAGAGTATCGAGGCCAATGGGAAGGCACATGGGTTAAGCGTAACTATCAGACAGACCGCGAAAACCTTAACTTTCCGGCATTTGTAGCTCAACAGAGTGAAAGCTTAGGAGCTGAAGTAGCCGTAGCCAAATACTTTAATAAGCCCGTCAACCTGAATGGGTACAAGGATAAAGCCGACGTTGGCACAAACCTTGAGGTCAAATGGACTAAGTGGCGTGACGGCTCATTGATACTACGCGATCATGACCGAGCCACAGACATAGCCATATTGGTCACAGGCTCTATGCCGCGTTATTACGTCTGTGGATGGATACCAATTAGCGTGGCACGTAGACCCAATAGCAAACGTAGTGACGGCTCTTGGTGGATAGGCCAACAGGATTTGCATCCAATGGTCAACTTTGCAAGGAGCAGCTATGCAGATCAAATATAATTGTAAGGTCGAAAGTAAGCTAACCACGCACAGCGTACGTAAGGTAGCTGACACATTGCCTCGATATATGCAGGTAATCGAGTGCAATGGTTGTGGCTTCCTCAGCATGGCGGTCGTAGATTTGGAGACGGCATATCATGGCGATTTATGAGTATCGATGCGATTTGTGTGGTCAAGTTAAGAGCGTAGCTGCATCAATGGATGACACACACACCATACCTAATTGCGACAATTGCACAATCCTTATGTCAAGAGTGTGGCAATCAAACCCAGTTCATTTCAAGGGCGACGGCTGGGGGCATCAATGACCCTGTGCATAACCCTGTGGACAACACGCCGTGACCCCGCTCAAAATCCTGTGGATAACTCAACCTATTTGACAGGCCTGCTACCATCCAGCGATGAAAGCAAGCCGGTGCGCCGGTGTAGCTTGCTAAGTCGCATGGTGGTTGTGGGGGTCTCATGCCTAGGCTTAGGCTTATCTTCCATAACCGCAACACACGCGAACGCTATAGATCATTACAAGCTATATGCTCATAGCAGATTAATTGATTATGAAGAATACAAATGCCTAAGCCACATCATCTATAAAGAATCTAGATGGAATATCAATGCGGTAAATGGTAGTCATTATGGCTTAGGTCAGATGCGCAGCAAGTGGTATCGCAACTTAGATGGATACCGGCAAATAGACTCGACTATTAAATACATCAATAAGCGATATGGTTCTATGTGTAAGGCGTGGGCATTTCATAAGAAAAGGAACTATTACTAATGAGCGCATTAACAAATAAGGGAAGCGGTACAGGTTGGCGCAAAATCAGGCAAAGGATTATTAATCGTGATCGTGGCTTATGCCAGCAATGCGGTAATGAGGGTGATTCTGTAGACCATATCCTGCCACGCATACAAGGTGGCACAGATGACGAAGAAAACCTGCAATTACTATGCCGTACATGCAATTCATCGAAAGGGGGTCGAGTTTTTAGCACACACGTTCCACCCCTGACCCTTCTTGGAAGCTTTATCCCCCAAAACGACTCAAGAAGCCATGAATAGCCCCAAGAAGGTCATAGACGGTACAGATAGGTTCAAAGAAGCCTCAAATAGCCCTCAAACGGTTTTGGGTAGGGATACAGAATCGATATATGGCCATTCAGAGCCTAGAATCCACACACCGCTTAACGATTTGCCCTCAAAAGGGCTTGAACTGGTCGATTTGGCCTCAACTATTGGCATCGAGCTTATGCCGTGGCAAAAATACTTTATTGAACACAGTCACAAAGTCTTGCCAAATGGCCGGTGGGCATCTCCTGTAAACGTCTGCACCGTAGCTAGACAAAATGGCAAAAGTTTTGTCATGCAGCTTAGAATCTTAGGCGGTCTTTTCCTATGGGATGAATCCCTACAAATTGGCTCAGCTCATCGCCTGTCTACATCATTGGAGCAATTTAGGCAGCTAGTCCACATGATCGAGGGGAGCGACTATCTGTCAAAGCAAGTAAAGCGCATCCGCTGGTCTCATGGGTCAGAGGAAATCGAGACCAACTTAGGTACGCGGTACATAATCAAGGCGGGTGGGTCGGCAGCGCGTGGCGTGAGTAAGCCAGAGACCATCCACCTAGACGAATTGCGCGAGATGACCGACCTTGAGTCGTTTGCGTCATTGCGCTATACCCTCATGGCGGCTAAAAATCCTATGATCATCAGCTACACAAATGCTGGCGATGCGTCGAGCATTGTGCTTAATCAATTTAGACAAAGAGCTATGCAATCTATCGGCGGCGCTCAAGATGACATTGGATATTTTGAGTGGTCTGCTCCTACCGATGAGGTAACGATTGAAAATGCGGCCTACGCTAATCCGGCACTGGGAATCAGCATCCACCCTGACAATATCCGCGCCGTGTTTAATGATCCACCGGACGTAGTGCAAACCGAGGTTTTATGCCGTTGGGTACAATCAATTCAAAGTTGCGTCGATTCTTCAAAGTGGGCTGCATGTAGCGATAGTGACTTTGACCTAGATGAAGAAAAGCTGACATGGCTGGGCATCGATTTATCGCCCGATCGTAAATTTGCCGCATTGGTCGGCGCTCAAAAGCTGGGCGAGGAAACCTTTGGCGTAAAGCTCCTGCACACATGGGAAAACGCGCTTCAATTAGACGACAAAGCAATTGCCAACGACCTAGCCGTTTATGCCCGCAAATTTCCTATTGAATACGTACTTTACTCACGGCGTACGGCTGGGGCGGTTGCATCACGCCTTGCACCGGCTGGCATTCCGATTTTTGACATGGATGCGTCATACCCTCAGGCGTGCGACGAAATGCTGGGCGCAATCAATAGCGGTCGGTTGCGTTACAAGCCAAACCCAGAATTGACGGCACAAATGCTATCGGCGGTGCAATTACGTCGAGGGGATGGGGGCTGGGTTATTGGAAGGCGCGCCAGCTCGACGGCCGTATGTGCCAGCGTTGCGACGGCGCTCGTCACACATTTTGCGACACGCCCAGAGACAGACCTAGACATTATGGTTGGTTAAATGGTACACGCGCCGTAAAATTTAAGGCATGGGTATCATCGACACGTTATTTCCTAAGGTAGCCGCATCCGAGGCGACTATTGACGTTGAAGCATCCATCGCGCCTTATTACACAGAGACGTCGCCATTTTTCTTTGCGGGAATTATGCAGGCTACCCGCGCAGAAGCCGTAAGCATCCCAGCCGTCTCACGATCTATTGGAATTTTGCAGACCATCGCTTCATTGCCTATGCACGTGCGCAATGTAGCTACTGGCGAAAAAGTGCAATCACCTAGAGTTATTAATCAGCCTGACCCACGCATTGCCGGTTCTGTTTTTTGGAGTTGGATTATTTCAGACCTCATCCTGCACCCTAGCGCGTATGCAATGGTTATGGATAGATATGCAGATACAGGAAGAATCCGCGCAATGGAGCGCGTAGCACCTGAGCGCGTTGCAATTCAGACCGACGGCATGGGTTATGAAATTGTAAGTTATCAAGTTGACGGCAAATTTGTAGACCCAAATAATTTGGTTGTATTTGCTGGCGATGGTGAAGGTTTACTTTATCGCGCAGGTCGGACAATTAAGGCCGCAGCAGCGCTAGAAAAAGCGGCAATGAATTTTGCTAATGAGCCAATCCCACAAATGGTTTTAAAATCTAATGGCACATCATTGCCAGCCGATCGCGTTGCAAAGTTATTGTCATCATGGCGCAGCGCACGTGCAAGTAAGTCGACCGCATTTTTAAATGCTGACGTTACTTTAGAGACGCTAGGTTATGATCCTAAATCTATTCAGCTCAATGAGGCGCGCAACTATGTAGCCCTAGAGCTGGCAAGAGCATGCGGTCTACCGGCTTACTTTGTAGACGCTCAGCAATCGACATTTACATATTCAAACGCCTTAGACAAGAGGCGCGACCTTGTGGACTTTGCATTTAGAAATTACATGAGTCAGATAGAGCAGCGCATGAGTTTTGCTGACTTTGTGCCGGCTGGTCAGGAAGTTAAATTTGACGTTGACGATTTCTTGCGTGGCAATCCATTAGAGCGCGCGCAAGTGTACGAAATTCTTAACCGTATCGGCGCAATGTCGGTAGAGGAAATACGCGAAGATGAGGACATGCTACTGTGAAAAAAGTTATTACACCTATGACAATCACGGCCACCGATAGCGAATCGCGCACAATCAGCGGTCGCATTGTCGCATTTGAGGAAACAGGAAACGCATCAATCGGCAAAGTGCAATTTGCAACCGGTAGCATCGATGCCAAATCTGTATTGCTTAACCTTGAGCATGATCGCACACGCCGCATCGGCAAAACTTTATCGATGGAGCAGACAGACACAGAAATTACGGCCACATTTAAGATTGCGCAGACAAGCGCCGGCAACGATGCTCTAGTTGAAGCAGCCGAGGGTCTACGCGATGGTTTTAGCGTTGAAGTTTCATTTGACGAATACGAAACACTCAAAGATGGCACGGTACGCATTATGAAAGGCGAGCTAACCGCCGTTGCATTGACCTCAGAGCCGGCTATCCGTAGCGCGCGCGTTGAGTCCGTCGCAGCAACAGAAGAAGAAGAAAACGAAGATTCTGCAGACAATCAGGATGCAGATAACCCAACCATAGAAGGAGACGACGTGGAAAACACCGTCACACAAGCGGAAGCCGTCGAGACGGTAGAAGCCGCACAGTCAATCACCGCAGCAGCCACATCAATTGGCGGTTTCACATCGAAGCCAAGAATTGAAATGACCGCCGTCAAGTATCTTGAAAACAAGATCAAGGCATCACTAGGCGACGAAGATGCCCGCCAGTACGTTTACGCAGCTGACAACACAACTGACAATGCTGGTTTAGTACCAACACGTCAGCTATCTGAGGTCATCAACGGCCTATCAACAACAATCCGTCCATCAATCGATGCAATCAGCCGTGGCACATTGCCGGACGCTGGTATGACTTTTGAAATTCCAAAGATTACCGCGGCTCCAACAGTTGCCGTGACAGCGGAAGATGCAGCGTTTTCAGACACAGATCAGAATGCAGCATTTGTATCAGTTGACGTTAAGAAATTTGCGGGTCAGCAAAAATTTAGCGTCGAACTGTTTACACGCACAAGCCCTGTTTTTTACAATGAATTGCTCAACAATATGGTCGCAGCGATGGCTAAGGCTCAAAATTCTTACGTCAATGGCTTATTGATTTCAGGATCAACAACCGACGCCACAACAGTTGCAACATATCCAACCGCAACAGAATTGCTAGGAATCATTGGCCGTGGCGCAGCAAGCGTTTATGGTGCAACCGCTGGTCTTGCAAATCCATTTGCACGAAACATGATCGTATCAACTGGTCAATGGTCAAACTTAATGACATTGAACGATGCCGGACGACCAATCTACTCAGCGGTTACAAATCCAAGCAATCAAGCAGGTTCAGCGCTTCCAACATCGCTGACTGGCAACGTTGCAGGACTCAACCTTTACGTCGATCCTACAAATGGCGGCGACGGAGATGGCACAATCCTCATTGTCAACCCAGATGCTTACACATGGTACGAGTCAACACAGTATCAATTGCGAGCAGAGTCAACCGCGGACGGTTCAATCACAGTTGGCGTTTATTCATTTGGTGCGCTGGCAACAAAGATTGCAGCGGGCGCATTTAAGAATAACAAGGCCTAACAAACCCTAATCATGGGGTGGTGCGCTCCCGCGCCACCTCAGTCGAATGAAAGGAGCGCTCATGCCCAGCATAGTTACCGCATCACAATTGCGTACCGTGTTGGGCGTGAGCGTCTCTTTATATAGTGACTCATATCTAAACGAAATAATTAACACGGCTGAGGCGGTCATCCTGCCAATGCTGGTGGCTAATACATCTGCCGTAAATGCTTACAAGTTAAGTAACAATGAGGCCTTTTACTACACCGAGCGCGAACATCATTTTGTCGCTGGTCAATCCATTATTGTTGCGGGTCTACCGTCACCCTTTTCCGCGACAGTCACAGTAGTTAGAGCAGGTACTTATTATTTTACCGCAGCGATCACAAACGCTGACGTGACTTTGCGCGAGATTATCCCAACTGGTACGGCCACACTTTCCGGCTATTCAGCCGTTAACATTTACACAGGCAATGACGCAATTGAATCAGCTATTTTGGCCGTATCGGTCGAGGTATTTCAATCACGCGTTGCAGCTGGTGGCCAGATAGAGGGGCTAGATTTTACCGCTACGCCCTACCGCATGGGTCGCAGCCTTACTAATCGCGTTTCAACTTTGCTTATGCCATACCTTGACGTAGAGACCGTGTGCCAGTAATGCCAGCTTCAACGATCCTAAGTCAAGTACGTCAACCTTTAGCCACCGCGCTTGAGGGCGTTGCGGGCAATGTCTACGCATACGTGCCAGAGTCAATAATTCCGCCGGCGGTCGTTGTCGTACCGGACACGCCTTACCTTGAATTAGAAACAATTAACAAAAGCACATTGCATACAAAGATTAATTTTCTTATTTCCGTCGCGGTTGCATATAACAGTAATCCGGCATCGCTCGACAATATCGAGCAACTAATCATGAGTGTTCTAGCCGTGATACCTACTGGGTATGTGGTTAGCACGGTCGAAAGGCCAACAGTCACACAAGTTGGGGCATCAACGCTGCTTATTGCAGATATTCGAGTCTCTACCTACTACACACAAACTAGCTAAGGAGTAAACATGGCAACAGTAGTCATAACCGGTCGTGATATTTCTTTGTCGTTCACAGGTGGAACAGACATCGAAGCTCAGGCCACTAATGCAGTATTGACAAAGGTTTTAGATCGTCAGGTATATCAGACGCTTGACGGCGAGGCATATAAGACGGTCAATTCGACCGCCGAATTTCAGCTTGATATGCTGGCAGACTGGGGCAAAGCCAACTCAGTATGTGAGGCAATTTGGACAGCGTGTGACACCGCGCCAGATACCGACATTTCAGTTACTTTAACCGCTGCAACAGGCGCACAGTTTGTCTTTCCAATCAAGCCGTCATATCCAACAGTCGGCGGCTCCGGTATCGATGCACAGACCGTCTCATTTACTTTCCTTGTATCAAATGCATCAGTAACAGAGACATTTAGCTAAAAACTACTAGATCGGGAGCAAAAAAATGCAACAGAATATAACAATTCAATATCAAGATGGGTCACAAACTACATACACAGTACGCCCACCGGATTACGCCCGCTGGGAGATGACTACCAAAAAAGTCATTTCCCAGTTTGGGGGTATGTGGGATATTTTGTACGTAGCTCATCTAGCTTACAAGCGCGACGCTGGCACGAAGGCCACTAAACCTTTTGAGGCATGGATGGAATCAGTCAGCGACGTAGAGGTGGGCAACGATGACCCAAAAGCCATCAACGAGGAAGCGTCGGGCGACTCATAGTTGAGCTGGCGATAGCCACGCAAATACCGATGGTTTACTGGCAAAGCGCTGAGGACATATTAACGGCAATCGAGGTTTTAGAGGCTAGGAGCGGCAATGGCAAATGATCCAATTGCACTAGACCAGACCGAGCTAAGAGCCGTATTTAAGGCGCTCAAAAATCTGCCAGAGGCGGCTAACGAAGAAGCGAAGCGACAATCTGGCGCATTAGCAGAATACGCGCGCGGGGAAATTATTCAGACCGCAAACGGCCTGCAAAGTCGTGCGGTAGCTGGTCGAATTGCTTCTGGTTCAAAGGTGAAGAAATCTAGCCGTATTGGTGAGATAACTTTGGGCTACGCATCGCAAAAGTTTAGCGGTGGCGCGACTACTAGAGATATTTGGGGCGCATCAGAATTTGGGTCGAACAAATACAAGCAATTTCCTGTTTGGTCGGGTCGTGAAGGTAGAGGATCGCGTGGTTACTTTGTTTATCCGACATTGCGTAGAATTCAGCCTCAAATCATCGAGCGTTGGACAGCATCATTTAGCAAGATACTAAAGGAGTGGGGCTAATGGCTACAGGTACACGGTCGTTAACGCTCAAGCTTCTTGCCGACGTCGATAACTTTACAAAGAATCTAAAAGGCGCAGATAACGACGTCAAAGGGTTTGGCGATAAGGTCACAGACTTTGGCAAGAAAGCCGGTTTAGCCTTTGCAGCTGCCGGCGCAGCGGCCGTAGCCTATGCAGGCAAATTGGCCATCGATGGGGTCAAATCAGCCATTGAAGATGCAGCCGCGCAAACTAAGTTAGCCATAACCCTTAAAAACGTCACAGGGGCTACGGAAGCCCAAATAGCGGCTACTGAGGATTACATCACCAAAACATCTTTAGCGTTTGGCGTGACCGATGACGATTTAAGGCCAAGCATAGAGCGCTTGTCTAGAGCCACCGGTGATTTGCAAAAGGCTCAAGAGCTACAGACCATAGCCATCGACGTTGCAGCCGGTAGCGGTAAAAGTTTAGAAGCCGTTACAAATGCGATGGCAAAGGCCGCCGAAGGCAACACCGCATCATTGGCAAAGTTGGGCATTGGACTTTCAGCGGCCGAGCTAAAAACCATGTCGCTAGATCAGATTACCGCAAAACTAGCCGATACCTTTGAAGGTCAGGCAGCGGCAAAAGCTGACACATTTGCAGGCCAAATGGTGCGCCTACAAATAGCGTTTGACGAAGCTAAAGAAACTGTCGGCGTATTTATTTTGCAAGCCATTACGCCTATTGTGGAAACTATTGTCAATAAGGTTATGCCGGCGCTATCGAGTTTTATCAATGGCATAGGCGGTACAGATGGACTAAAGAGCGCATTTGATTTATACGCAGACGCAGCTAAACGTGTGTTTATTCCTATTTTTGACGGTATCAAATCAGCGTTCAATAACATTAAAAATGCGGTCATGAATAACAAAGAAGAATTCATTTTACTGTTTAATTTCCTTAAAGATTATGTAGCGCCGTTTTTTGGTGGCGCGTTAAAAATTGCTATTCAAGGCATAGGCATTGTGATTTCTGGGGTCATCGAGACCGTAGGCGCTCTAATTAGAGGATTTGAAAGGGTCATAGAATTAAGCAAGGCTATTGGTCGTGGCATTGGAGGTATCTTTAGCAATTCCTCATTTGAGTCAACCGCGTCAAGTGCGCCAGCGCCATCAGCGTCAATGGCGTCACCTTTCATGCCGTCAATGCCAACAGGTATGGTGCAACCGCGTGTGCAATACGTCAATCAAGTCACGGTCAATGGCGCTATAGATAGCGAATCGACCGCGCGCCAGATCGTAAGCGTACTTAACGACTCACAGGCTAGAGGCACATTAGGTAGTCTGGCGCTGGCATAATGACCGCATACACACCCATTTATCGCGTATTGGTAAACGCTCAAGAGATAACCGACGTCACGGTTGCAAATCTTGTCATTACTAGCGGCCGCACAGATATTAATTCCCAGCCCGTAGCAGGCTATTGTCAGGTGCAATTATTAAACTTTGATAATTCTGCCTATGACTTTACCGTTGGTACAAGCATTACCATCGAGGTCACGGATACGCTTGGCGTTTACGTGCCTATTTATGGGGGCTACATCACAGACTTTACAACCGCAGTAAATCGCACGGGAAATTTAGGCTATACGACGGTCGTGCAGATTACGGCGCTTGGCGCATTGTCTAAGCTAACCAAAATAATTGACGCAGGCGTTTTGTCATCAGATCAAGACGGCGACCAAATCTATAGCCTTTTAGATAATTATTTATTGGGTGAGTGGCAAGACGTACCGGCAGCGCAGACATGGGCAGCCTTTAACCCGACGACTACATGGGCAAACGCGTTAAATTTAGGGCTAGGTGAAATTGACAGGCCGGGCGATTTTCTTATGATTGCCAGAAGCTCCGATGAAACCGACCTTTACAGTCTTTGCAGCGCCATTGCCACAAGCGCGCTTGGCTTACTGTATGAAGATGCTAACGGCAATATCGGCTATGCAGACAGTACCCACAGGCAGGATTATTTAGCCGCCAACGGATACACGACCCTTGACGCTAATCATGCAAACGGCGTAGGGCTTGCCGTGACTACACGCGCAGGCGACCTACGCAATAAATTTGCCATTACCTACGGCACAAGTGGACAGCACGTCTATATTGCTGAGGATGCTCAAAGTCAGCTTGATTACGGCGTCTATGCTGAGTCATTTTTATCACGCATTAAAGATGCGTCAGATGCGGAATTATATGCCGACCGGACTATTGCCCTACGATCAGAGCCATATCCTAAATTCCAAAGCATCACTTTTGAGCTGGGAAACCCAGAAATAGACGACGCAGATCGTGACGCGTTGATTAACATATTTGTCGGTCAGCCGGTATGGATTCAAAACCTGCCACCGAATATCAGTCAAGGGTCATTTGAAGGTTACATAGAGGGATGGACATTTAGAGCCAGCCTTAATAATTTGACCATAACTTTTAACGCGTCACCGGTCAATTTCAGTCAGGTAGCGGTAAAATGGGAATCAGTCAACCCAGCTGAGGCATGGAATACTCTAAGCCCGACGCTGACATGGCTTAACGCGATAGGAGCAGTGGCATAAATGGCAACTACAACCCCGAATTTTGGCTGGTCTGTACCAACCTCAACCGACCTAGTAAAAGATGGCGCAACGGCCATTGAGCTATTAGGTGACTCAATCGACGCATCATTGGTTGATTTGAAAGGTGGCACTACTGGTCAAGTGCTATCAAAGGCATCAAATACTGACATGGACTTTACATGGGTTACAGACGCCGCCGGTGACATTACTGGCGTTACGGCTGGTACAGGCATTTCAGGCGGTGGCACATCTGGCACAGTAACAGTCACTAACTCAATGGCGACCGCTATCGATGCTAAAGGTGATCTCATTGGTGGCACAGGTGCGGATACTTTTAGCCGTTTAGCGGTCGGCGCAAATGGCACAGTTCTTACCGCTGATTCTGCCGAAGCAACTGGGATGAAATGGGCAGCCGCTGCCAGCGGGGGTGCATTGGTATTCATTACATCTTCAACATTCACGACATCTTCTGCCGTAAATATTAATTCATGTTTTTCATCTTCATATCAAAATTATCGCGTAATTGTAGATGTTACTTCAGCTTCTGCCTCAGCCACACAGTTGGCGGTAAAATTCCGAGCATCTGGAACCGATTCATCATCGGATTACTATTCTTGGGGAATAGAGCCAAATGCAGGATCAGATACAATATTCGTAGCTCGAGGCGCAAATATATCTAATGGAATTGTCGGCTACCAGGGTGCAAACGGAACTAAAGCAGGTATGGATGTGTTTGCTCCTTTTGCATCTACACGGACATTTTTCACCACTAATTATTCATCAATTACGGCAGCACCCTTAAACATCGTTGGCTTTTCTAATGGCTGCCACAATGTTGCAAGTTCTTACGATGGAATATCAATCATTGCAGCATCAGGCACAATTACGGGCACAATCTATGTCTACGGCTACGCTAACTCATAAGGGGTAACATGAAAATCACAGAGACAGATGCATTAACAGGCGTAACAATCGAGCGCGAACCAACACTAGAAGAAATTGCTCAATTTGAAATTGAAGAAGCCGCTCGAGCAGAAGCAGCAACCGCAGCGGCTCTTAAAGCTGAAGCTAAAGCTGGACTTTTGGAACGCTTAGGCATTACCGAAGAAGAAGCGGCGCTTCTTTTATCATGACATACCCACAAGGCACGTCAGCTCTTGCCATAAGTATTGCATTGGCTGAGGTTGGCACTATTGAACAAAAGGAAAACTTAACGAAATACGGCAAATTTATGAAGGCCGATGGCCTGCCGTGGTGCGGTTCATTTTGTAATTGGGTACTGGCACAAGCCGGCGTCAAGGTGCATAGCGTTGTCAGTACGGCATTAGGGGCGCATAAGTTTAAGGAAACCTCACGATATTTTAGTGAGCCTGCAATTGGCGATTTAGCATTTATGGATTTCCCGCATGACGGCGTTGATCGCATTAGTCATGTCGGCATTGTGGTTGGTATCGATGGCAAAACCATCACTACCATTGAAGGCAATACATCCGGATCAGGAGACCAACGCAATGGCGGTATGGTCATGGTCAAGCATCGCACAGTCGGGAAAGAGGTCGTCGGTTTTGGTCGGCCTAAATATGTACCATACAAGGGCGACATGCCTATTGTGGAATTACCAACCGTAAAAGCAAAGAAGGGCAAAAAATGAATCAATTAAAACCAATGGCCGCATCATGGGGTCGCTCATTTGCAGCGGCCGCTATCGCCGTATACATGGCCGGTGTGACAGACCCAAAGGCAATTGCAGGAGCAGGCCTAGCAGCGGTTTTGCCAGTCATTTTGCGTTGGCTAAATCCTAATGACGCTACGTTTGGCATCAAGGGGAAGTGATCCAAAGCTCAAGCCGGTTAGCCCTAGTTTTATTCCTTTTGCTGGGGCTAACTGGTTGTGGGCAATATCAGGGGTGGACACGATACGAGTGCCAGCTATACGAAAACTGGCAAGCGCCAGAGTGCAACGTACCTGAATGCAAGGCGCAAGGGGTCTGCACAATAGACATATTTGGGGGCGATCCAAATGACGCGTCAAAACCGTAGATATACCAATGAACAACTTAAGGCGCGATTAATCGTTTTTATTGGCGTTTGCTTAGGTTTGGTATTTGCCATGAGCGTATGCGGGATGCTCTATGCGCTCATATTTGTCACCCAGCCTCTAGGCGCTCAAGCTCCAAACGACAAGGCCTTTATTGATTTGCTAACTACCCTGACCGTATTTCTTACCGGTGCGCTTGGCTCAGTATTGGCCTCAAATGGCCTAAAAGATAAACCGCAAATGCCAGACGACACGCCCAAAGTTACGCCCGATTCTTGACCTTGTCGTAGCCATGCTTCATGCTAAGTCTGGGAGCGAAACACAGTAGCTTCCACGGGAGCAAAAATGACAAATACATTAGCAATTCAGATAGTGGTCTACATGATCATATTGGCCGGCATAGCGTTTGCATGGGGCTATTCACAAGGACATAAACACGGCGTCGTTATAGGCCGTATTCAGGCGCGTAAGCTAGAGCGCATGGCAAAGGCGGCTAAATAACATGGCCGGCTTCCTAGACGGTTACGAGACCGTAAATCAAAAGGTACAACGCTTACATGCTACATACCCAACCAATCGCATCGAAACATCGATAATTGACTGGTCGCCAGAAAAGGGTTTTATTCTTATCGAGTGCCGTATTTATCGCCGTTATGAGGATGAAAAGCCGGCAGCGGTCGATTACGCACATGGCATGGTTGGGGCGTATAACGTACAAATGAAGCGCTGGTATGTGGAAGATACTGTCAGCTCAGCAATTGGCCGTTGCGCATCGGTCGTTTTAGGCACAGAAACTAAACCTAGCCGTGAAAACATGGAGCAGGTCGAGGAATTGCCAAAGGCATTTATTGAGGAAGATCCGTGGTCTAAGCCAATTTGGGAAGAAGGATTTGAAACGGCTAAAAGCGCGGTCGAACAGATAGCTGACCAATTAGGCGGCAAGATTCAAAGTGAAGCACCTATCTGCAAACACGGCCACAGGCTATTAAAGGAAGGCAAATCGCCTAAGACTGGCAAAGACTATAAAGGCCACGTATGTCCGGCCAAATCTAAGGCTGAGCAATGCCCGCCAATGTGGTACGTGCAAAACCCAGATGGCACATTTCAGGACAAAATCTAATGGGATACCTATACATCGAAAAGCCTAACGGCGAAACCATCACATTTGGTCAAGATGGTTC